TCAGTCCTTCTTGTTATTCTTCTTTGCATCATGTGATTGTTGGGCAATCCATGCGATAGATGCAACATAGAAGATAATTTGAAGGACTTTTATCATGTTGTCCAGCATTTCTTCACCTCCTTATGCCTTTATTATAACATATGTATAGACTTTAGTCTATAGTTATCATGAAAAATTTCCTTTTTCACGGGTAAAGACATTACAAACGTCTCCTTTTCTCTTATAAACATTTTTGGTAAAATTAAGTTGTTGGTTGAAGAATTCAAAATGCGGGAGTGACCAGCAATGCTTTTGTTTTTTGGTAAGTTTATCTTGCTCTATTTGCTTTGTTCAGTTGCATACGCCTTTTTCAACGTGCTGTATTACAATATCGGCAAAAAGTTTGTTTCAAAGACGGTCGATGGTACAAAATTGAATTGGGCTTTAAATGTTTTTGTTAAAAACGGTACGAAAATGGATAGTAGTGATTACTTTATTATGGCTGTCTTAGCGGCTTTATTGGCGATTTACTTATAAAAAAGCTCCTGGAATTAATCCAGGAGTTATTTTTATTTTGTTGGATATCCATTATTTTTACAGAAGGCTTTAATCTTCTTATGTTTTTTTGAAAACTTTTTGCATGCTTCTTTTATCCCATGTGTGTAAATGTCTTTTAAGAACTTTTGAGCAACACCAGCCAATCCCACAGCTGTTAAAATTGCAATTAACTCTTGCAACGAAATATATACAACCCAAGGTAACGCAGGCACAAACATAGGCTTGATTTGATTATCGCCTTTTACCGCAACCTGTTTCCCTTCCTCTAAAAATTTCACTTGTTCTGTTGGCAAGTTTTCATAAAACATCGCCATATTTGTTACTTGATCTACAGAAAAACCAATTTGGAGTGCTTTTTGACGGTCTACAGAATATGTAAAATCATCATTGGTTTTCAATGCTTCTTTTACAAACTTCTTCGCTTTTTCCATGACTTTTTCATCAACATTTTGCACAACGTCGCTAACTTCTTGATGATTGATCAAACTTTCTGTTGCATTTTTTGCCTGTACTGTAGCCGCTGGCGTAGTCAATACTACTGTGGTTAGGAGTGCAAATACTGAAAAAATCATTAACACCCTAGCCTTCATACTTTTCATACCAAAAACAACCTCCTATAGTTTATATTTACAAGTAATATATTAACATATAAACCAACTATATGGAATCACTTCTTTTAAGAATTTTACAAACTTTTAATTTTCTATCTGATAAAAGATTAGTATAAGAAGGTCCTCAAGATAGAGGAGCTTGTCTTCACTTCAATAATGATTCGAGTTTTGCTTTCGTTTTTGGCCCGTAAATACCATCCGCAGACAGCCCGTACATTAGCTGGAACCGTTTGACTGCGTTCGCTGTTTTCGGCCCGTAATAGCCATCTATACCGTTATTCTTTGCCCCTTTGTCTGGATAGAAATAGAGGGCAGCTAAGGCCTCCTGAATCTGGCGGACGCCCGTCCCTTTCATCAGTGGGCTTTTTACCTTATAGATGCCAGATGGCAGCGGGTAGGATGATTTTTTGCCGCTTGAGGAAGGCTTTTTCTTTTTCGCTTCAATAGCCGCAAGCGCCTTTTCTGTAGCCGGTCCGTAAATTCCATCCACCGCGATACCCGCATTCTTTTGTAACGCTTTGACAGCTTGTACCGTTTCATCTCCGTAAGACCCATCGGCCCCGTATTTCGGCAGCGAGAAGCCCGCGGCAATCAAACGTTTCTGCAGCGCCCTGACTTTGGAACCGGACGATCTTTGCCGCTTGAGGAAGGCTTTTTCTTTTTCGCTTCAATAGCTGCAAGCGCCTTTTCGGTAGCCGGTCCGTAAATTCCATCCACTGCGATACCCGCTTTCTTTTGCAGAGCTTTGACGGCCTGCACCGTCTCATTACCATACGAGCCATCGGTCCCATACTTCGGTAGAGAGAAGCCTGCTGCAATCAAACGTTTCTGCAGCGACTTGACCTGGGCACCGGACGACCCTTTTTTCAGAATGGTCCCTGTGGATTTGCTTGACTGGCTCGTGGATGATGTTGTCTTTGACACAGTTTTATTTCCAAGCAGGGCATCAACTTTTTTTCTGAAAGCTGCCAGCTGACTTGGATTGCTCACCCACGGCGCCGGACAGTTTTTGCGACCAATTCAGCAGCATTTTGAACGGTTTCGCTGTGAATCTGCCCGTTTTTTTCAACACACATTTCAACCCCGATTGCCTTTGTATTGGCGTTCGGCTTTAAAAAACTGACATAGCAACGGTTTTGATCATGGGCGTGATAGGCGACTTCATTTTCAGGAATAATCAATTGTGCTTCTTTTCGATCCACAAAATAATGGGATGACGCATATCGTTTGTCCGCAATACACGTGCCATTGAAATAATTACGCTCATTCAGTGCGGACGCGCCAGGAGTAGCCGTCCAGTGCATGACAATGCCTTTAATTCCCGACATTTTCAGACCCGGCCGGGTATACTGATTGACTTTGACATAATTCTTCACAACTTTAACCATGTGAACTCCTCCTATTTTGTTTTAAATAAAAAAGGCTGCCAGCCGGCAACCTCATTTTGTTAATCCCTTTTGTTTCAGAACTTCTTTTTGCTGCTTACCTTTACCAGTGACATAGTTGTTTTTAAACCAAGCGACCAACGTCGTGATGATTGTAAAAATCGTAGAGCCGGCCACATACAAAGCGTCGGCCATCGTATTGACCTGGTCCTCACTGATCGGCAAAGCTGATTTTCCAAACATGATCAATGTCTGGTTTACCAATGCAATAAAAAGAAGCACCGTCCGGACGACCGTGCCTTTGTCAAAGTTTTTCATATTGTGTTTTCCTCCTTATTTCTGCAGTAGATTATAAAAAACAGCGATTGCACCGCCGATGATGCCGGTGCTTACCGCTGTAATGATCGCTCCAGTGATGCTGCGCTTGATCCAAGTTGTGTTTTCCTCGATCTTGTTCAGTTTTTCATTAATTGAAATGATCTGCTGATCATGTCGGTCAGTCGTTCTTTCGAGGGTAGTGATCCGCTGATCTTGTGTTTTTTGATCTGCTTTGATCTCCGCGATTTCTTTCTGTAAAACATCATACTCATTCGGTTGCGTCATGTCCCCTAATCCTCCTGTTCTCACATCGTTTTCACCTCCTTTGAGGCAAAATAAAAAACACCGTTTTTTTTACGGTGTGATCTTACAAGAAATGAGTTACCACAAGGTTTTTAATTTTCACGTCTGTTTCTCCGTTATTGGTCAACATAAGTCGCGGAGAGGCAGCTAATAAATCAACCTTCTGAGCGTCCCGATCATTATTTTCTAATACAATGATATCTTCATAACCCTTCAGGGTATAGTTGCTTGTTCCCGGGATGATGTAAGTCATGCGAACACTCAGATTCGTCTTTTCATAAAGATAAATCGCGAGTCCAAGCTGATGACCTGCCGCATCAATATTTAGATAGATAGACTCTCCTGCTTTGATGACCTGCTCTTCTAAAAAGCTTTCTGAAGTAATAGTTTTCAGTGCTTTTACAGGGAGACCATCAGATGGAATGTCTAAAGAAGGAGCCTCGAATCCTCCTGAAACCCGGACATCCTGTTCACCGGATCCAAGGGATTGATATAGGGCAAAATCAGACTGTTCCAGGTTGCCATTGACATATCGGAAACGATAATACCTTTTGGATAGATAAACCCATCCTGTGTCACCCAAAGCATGTTCTGCTACATCGATAGATTTCACTGTGGACCAAGAATTCCCGTCGTCACTTTCTTCAACATATAATGACCCGGCTTTATCTGCAAAAGCATGGCCCCTCACTTTAGAAATAAGTACATCTCCCAGACGGTCCTGGCCATATTGGTTATAAACCTCTGTGGCTTTAAGAGGCAGATTGGTCAGCAGCTCTGCGCCGCCGCTGACATCCATATTAGGAACTGTAAAATCCGTATCCCCCTCCCGAAATGGTTTCACCGCACCTGGTCTTGAATCAGCATCCAACGGAAACAAAAAATTGTATTTAGCCAATGTTCATCCTCCTCTGTTTTTGTATATCTCTTTAATCTGGCTAATCGAACGGATGAAACACGCGCCATAGATCACCCCCTAAAAGGCAAAATAAAAAAGCCTATATGAAGGCTTCCGGCGGGTATTCTTCATTAAAGATTTCTTTGTACTGCTCAGGAGACACAAGCCTATTATCTACCCCATCTTTGAAGTCTTCTGGCGTACAGTCTTTATAATAGAGTGCTTGTTTCACCATGTCTGTTGTGGCCCAATTATAGTAAAGTGCCAACACCCAAAAGTTCATTGCTGCTCCTCCCCTTTCAATTGAAGCGATTGAATCTTAAGTTTTGCCAGTTCCTGCCCCATAAGTTTGTATGACTCCTCAAGAGCTTTTCGCGCCAGCCTCTCCTCTGTCAGCTGGCGACCAAGGGACTCTGTTAGGCTTGGCGGTGTATATAGCTGACTCTTTTTTGATTCTTCCCACCACAACTGCAGGTCCTCTTTTGTCGGAATAGGCGCCCTTAAATTCCATTCTTCAATATAAGATCCATTCCCATCGTTTCTCAAGACAAAATCCTTTTTGGGGATGGCCTCAGGATACTTGTACATGATGGCATCATATAAGATCATAAGCTCACCTCCTACATATTCGGGTAATTCCGGCCGCCTAATTCTAAAATATCGAAATAATTAAGAACTCCATCGCTGTCCATAAGATAACGGGTCTTGGTTCCGGAATAACCTGCATATACGTAAATCTCGATATAATCTCCTTCATCAAGCGGAACGCTTACTGTGCCTGTCACCGTCGCATGAAATTCTGTTGAATCACTGTTATCTTTTGGAGATGGAATGATGAAACGATTCATCAATTTATATTTAGTGCCGTTCTTGTAAACATAAAGCTCAAAGTTTGAGTATTGGAGTGAGTTTTCAATATACAAACTTGCGCCCACCAGGTACATTCCTGAATGACTAGCCTTAAACCTGTTGTTTTTCGTATCAAACAATTTATGGCTGTCTTTGATGATGCGATTGAATTTGATTTTCTGTAGTTCCCCTCTTATCAAAGCTTGTCTGCCTGTTGTCCCTATGTTCGCATGGGCAAAACCAGATATTTTTTCCCATTGGGTCCAGCCAGACTCATTCCACCAGTGCCGAATCCATGTCCCCGTATTATAGTAATAATCACCGGTTTCATTTGCGGTCCCATAAAAGTATTGAGTAAAACGATAGTTCGAACGCTTTTCGTTTTTCACAAAGCCATAGCTGAGTGGATAACCAGTTTTATTGCCTTGGCCAATATCCATCAATGTAATTCCGAGAGGATATTCACTTCCTGCAGTCCGGGCATCTTGTATCGCCTCTGAATCTGGTAAAACAGTCAACTTCTCATTGGTGAATGTTTGATCCGCATATGTTTTCGCATTCTCTTCCGCACGATCTGCTTTATCCTGGGCAGCACTCGGCGTTTCCTTGGCATTCCATTCTGCTCTTTCATCTGCTGTAATATGAATGGTTTCATCATCAACATGCCGATTAAATTCAGCTTTTGAAGCTTGCTGCACATTCTCTACATTCGCAAGCCCAATTTGGTCCTTTGTCGTGCCGTGCGGATTATTCAGGTCATTTTTATGGGCAGCCAAATCGGTATGCGCCTCTTTAATGCCTTTTTCCCAGCGGTTCACGTCATCTTCAGTTATCGGATCATCCGGGAGCCAGTCTGTCTTTTCTTTATAAGCCATTTATTCCACCACCTCAAATGTAAATCGGAAATCGAGCGTGCGGTTGGTGCTGACATCCAGATCGGGACTTCGTTCTGTAATCACATGGTCTTGATCATCGATGACCTGGACATTTTCAATATGGCTGACATCTTCCTCACGTTTGGTCAACACCGTGACAGTCGTGCCATTGATCGTGATGTTGGCAATCTCAGTTTCTTTCCCATTCAACAATACCTTTTTGATCCTGCTTTTCAGGTCGGCCGCCACGCGCTCCCTGTATTTTTTTGTGATCATGTTAAAACCACCTCATTATTATCGAGAGTGACAGAGTAACCGACCCGGAGTTCCTTTATTTTTCGATACCTTCGATGATTCATTGTGACTGTATCCTTAATTTTCAGCTGCTCATTGAAGCCTGGCCGAAATGTATATGCTAGATGAGCCGGTTTTATATTTTCAAGTGTTTCAATAAGCTCTCTGACATTCTGCAAATCATCAATGTCAATATCTACATTAAAACGGTACTCTTTCGGAAGTAGCCGAACTTGAGCTGAAGGATTCTTTAAAAATCGGTTTAAAGCTTGTTCGATAGCCTGATAAGTAGCCGGCGGAATATTAGATGTCTTCGATATCAGCCGTAGTCGCCTTATCTCTATAGAATCTCCAGATTCTCTGGCCACATTTAATAGAGCTTCCCACCGATCAAGGCCCCATGTCGCTGTTGTAATGAACAGCTGATCTGTCAGATCAAAAATATCATTGTTCTGCTGCTCAAATTCCGGTGCTTCCGCTTGTAGAATCTCGCTCATTTCTCTAACTTTTGTGAGGAACGGCGGCAAATAGTTCTCCATTTCTTCAATCTTGTTCATGGATCGTCACCGTCCCAAGCTTCGGTATGTCTTCATCCTTCAGCTCCAAGTTTTTCGTATCCCCGTTGATTTTCACATCAGCATAATCGCTGACAGAATCCGCGTTAAAAACAATGTTATTGATTTTGGAAAGTCGGACAATGCTTTCTGTAAATGCAATTTCTTTAAAAAAGCTTTTCACTTTATCTTCGATTTCTTTTTGAACATCCTCAATTGAGTAATCAGGTTCGGGAACAACGGTAACTTCAATATCAACTTTTTTATATACTGCGCTTTCTACGGTGACCGTCGCCCCGATCGGAGCCTGTCCCTCCCCTTTTCCGGGATCGGGATCAATATAGTCTTTTACCTTATCGACTAAGGTATCTGATGCAGGTTCCATTTTGGCATTCGTAATCACGATTTTAACCGTTCCGTCTCCATCCCAAAGAGGAAATACCTTCGCCCGGCCAACTCCGTCTACCTCTTCCGCCCATTGCTTATAATGCATTTTATTTGCGCTTACGGCTTCCCGCCGGACCCGGACGGAATACCGCGCATACAATTCTTCGTCTGTTTCCTCTTCCTTGCCTGGAACCAGGAGTTTCCCCATAACGGCTGAATCAAGTCCTGGAATTGTATCGAGAGAAAGGAGAGGACGCCCGTCTAAATTTGCGTTTCCGGCTTCTCCGGCGGTTTCACATTCCAAATAACCATCCCTCGTATATTTGAAATACAGATTGTCAATAAAGAAGCGGGAACCTACGGGAATGTTAACGCCTTTTGTAAATTTTGCGGCCCTGACCGCTTTTGTTGCTGGCTGCCTTTCCAAACCGGCTTCAGCGGCCCGCCTGTCTAAAAATTCACCTTGCGCAGTGTCGGCGAAGACCAATTCTAACACCGTGCCTAGCCAGATATAGGATTGAGCCAGTTCTGCAGCCGCTGGTGCCAGCGCATTCCAAATCACACTGTTTTCCCGTTTATCAATATCAGCTGGGACACGATCAAGCATACGCTCCATAATCTCATCAAATGTCTGATCTTCAAACATTTTCGCCAATCACCTCTTCAATCTCCAAGGTTCCTTCATCTGTTTCAACCGTAAATGATACATGAAAGGCGTCCTCTATTTTATGAATTTCAAAATCTTTGACGGCCGTGATTCTTTCGTCAAAAATCAGAGCCTCCTCGATCAGTCGCGGGATCTCCATTTCCTTATAAGCATCGGTCGTTTCATTGTCAGAAAGAACCTCCTGCAGTTCATTTCCGATATCATGGCTATAGATCGGATAACCATAACGTTCCGTTCGAAGGGCCATATAAACCATTTGTTTAATGGCATCAAGCCCTGTAATGATTTCATTCGTTATTCGGCTGGAATCAAAATCAATTTTGTATGTTTTTGAAGTCTCAATAACGTCACTGTCATCCTCAATATCTTCAAATTCTACTTCCGGGGAAAGCGCCATATCAGACACCTCCTATATCTTGTCGATCACAAAAAAAGATTGCCCGCCTGGCATGGCTGCAATCATCACATGGTCACCTGTATTCAATTGATTGTAAAAACGGATGTTTTTTTTCTCTCCATCAAGCTCTATTTCCCTTGTATGTTCCCTTAAATGTTCAGCCACAACCAACAAATCAGAGGGAATCACCAATTTGTCATTGTCTCGAATTTTAATGCTGAGAGGTGAGGCTGATACGATTTCCGCGGGCATCACATCGACAGGAGACTCTGCGTTCACGGCTCCGAGAGCTAACTCTTTTATGGCATCACTTAATCTCATGATGCGGACGCTCCACTTGGCATATGGTTTTTAGGGACAACATCGATCGTCATCGTGTGTTTGGAACCCTTAAATTCATGCTTGTCTGTATCGACCCAATACTTTTGTTTAATGCCGACCTCCGGGATCGAGATGTACACCGGCATGCCGCTTTGAAGATCCGGAATCCCAAGTGCCTGAATGCTTTTCAGCTCCTTTTTGACACCCTTTTTCTGTGACTGTCTAACTTTGGCTCGCTCTTGGAGCTGTGCCTGGTTAATGTTATCCGATACCGTTTCAACATACTGCAAAACACCGTATTTTATTATGCCGGTGCTGTCGCTTGCGGTAGCTGTATACGTTTTGTTGTCTTTCTGTCGGCGCATTTTAACGCGTGTCGCTGTATCATTTATGGATGTACTGTACTGATAGTCCATAATATTGACGCCGGTTTCTAATACCCAAATTTCCAATGGGTCCGGCCATGTTCGCAAACCGAGCATTCCTTTGGATGAATAGAGTTGAAAGTTTTTCCCCGTTTGCTTTTTGGTCTCTTTTAAGGCCTTCAAAATGATGTCATAGAGCGATGTATCGTCTTTAATGACAAGGGATTTAATTGTATACCCTGTATTGGCGATCGAAGTTTTTGGAATTTGAAAATCGTTGGCGATCCGGTGGACAATTTGATCCGCCCGTTTATTTGAAAAAACATAGACATCTTTATTTTTCACAAGATATTGCAGCATATCATAAGCAGTGAACACTAACGTATGTTCATCAGGTATCCTGGAAAACACAATTCCGCGGAACAGCTCTTTGCCTTTCCACTTGAATAAAACCGTGTCGCCTTCCTGGACACTGTAATATTTTTGATCGCCTTGTTTGACCACGATCGTCGCTTGAATAGAACGGGGAGCCTGGTACCGCTGGCCTTCAAGGGAAACACTTTCTGTCACCAGCTCCCTCCATTCCGTTTCTTTTACTACGAATAGTTCAATCATATTCGTTCACCCCACCTGTTTTCATTGAGGTATTTTTAGTTTCTGGCCGGGGAAAATCCAATGACCAGGCTGCCTTATGTTTCGTTTACTCCGCTTGATCATCGCTGTTTTATTCGCATTCCAGATTTTTCGCCACTGCAGGCTGTTTCCATAAAATCGGCCAGCAATATGCCAGAGGGTATCCCCTTTTTTTACGGTGTATACTTTAGGCGCTGCCTTTGACGGGCGTTTCTTTTTCGTCTTCTTTTTTTGCTTGATCTTTCGCGGAGACGCTGTTTTATATTCCTTTAATGTGATATCGAAATCACGGTCTCCAATGTCTTTTTGGCCTTCATGATGAGTAAAGGCATCGATGCTGCAGTTTAAATTGATCTTTGTTCCGGTAACGAGAAAACGAACCGGCTTTTTATTTTTCATCCACCGTTCGATTGTGGCAATTGCATTTTCCGGCGAAGGGAATCCCTTATATTCAGCTAAAGGGGAATACTTCTTCGGAAAATAAGAGGAAAACGAAATGGTTTTGGCATTCAGATCGTTGATGAATGTCAGCTCGCCAAATTTGGCCACTTGAACGGTTTCATTTGCCGTGTTGTTGGTTACGTCTATTTTTTCAGGAAGCACGGGGAAGCGCAGCTTTTCCTTCCCCTGGGATAGCCAAAATTCATAAACAGATTTAGTCAAAAGCTACACTTCCCTTCGTTCCAATGTTAATGTCTTCTTCTAACTCATCAACTAAGGCCTGTTTGATTTTATCAATTAAGCGTTCCACATCTTGATCATTGTAAAAATGCTGATCGCCATTAAAATGGATGTTGATTTCTTTGGTTCCAGACGGGACGACCGTGGCAGCACCAGTTTGGCCAGATGTGGCAATCTCCACTTGATCAGACGACATGCCAGATTGTTGAGACGATGGATCGACCACTTCAAGACCAAGTGCCTGTGCTGCCTGAGAAAGGAGATAACGACCGCGGATACCGCGCTCTTCTGGAATAATCCATTCCCGTTTTCCCCCTTCACCGACACGAGCAATTTGTTCATTTGTGATTAACCCGCCGTTCGCGTAACCCTTATAGCTGCCGCCATTTCGCTTGCTTCTCATTCCAGGTGTATTAAAAACAGAACCGTACCGAGCTTTGATGTAATTGATAGCAGCCACCGCATTATGAATCGGGTTCCAAATATCATTTAATCCTTTCACCTTATAGGCATTAAAGGTTGGATCAATGGTTTGCATTAACCCTTTTGATGGCGTGCCGCGTTTCGCGTTGCTGTCCCACAGGTTAATGGCCCGCGGGTTCCCGCCTGATTCATGCATGGCCATTTGAGATAGAGGTCCAAGCCAATTCATCGACGTGCCTGTGATCATAAGAGCCTTCTGCAGCCAGTCTTTTATGTTGCCGCCGACTGCCCCCATTCCTGCAAAAGCTCCAGCAAGAGAGCCGGCTTGTTTTTCAGCGAAGCTCTTCACATCGACTGAGCTTAAACCTTTCACGATACCAACAGACGCAAAACGCCCGAGGCTCATCATGACTCTGGATGGGGAGTGAATATCCAACTCATCGCGGAAAGCTTGTTCCACTTTCTTGGCCAATTCCTTGGCAGCTTCTTTTACTTCATTCTCTTTTGAATTCATGCCGGATACGAAATTACCAATCATGCCAGATCCCCAGCCTCTTGATGACTGTTTCGAATCAAGAAACGGCTTATTGATATGGGTGTTGATATATTGGTTTGTACCTGTAGGCGTAGCATTCTGGCCAGCCGCAAATCCTCTGACCGTATTCACACCCCATGAAGAAGCTGTATTCACTGTGTTTTGAAATGGCGTCTTCACTTTTGACTGCAGGAATCCATCTGTTCCGGTAGCTGTTGCATTCTGCCCTGAAGCATATCCAGCTACAACATTTTTCCCGAAGGATAGGGAGATTGTCACCAGGTTATTAAAAGGCGTTTGAATGTTTTTCTTCTTCCAGTCTTCTATAGAGACAACGTTTGAATTGAGTCCTTCGTCAAAGCCTTCTGTAAATTGCTGACCAAAAGACGATGCTTGATTCGTCATGTTTCCCGCATTCATTGATGGCGATACTGAAGCAGAATAGGAAGCAACACTCGAAATAGGTGCGACAGTTCCGGCATCCGTAGAAACAGAGCCGATATCATCAACAACCCGCATACCGAGTTGAGTTGCCGCTTGTGAGAGCAGCATCTTTCCGCGGCCCCGGTTGTTTTCTGTCGGGATAACAAATTCATTACCGGCTTCGCCGATCCATGAAATGGTTGGTTTGGTGATGTAGCCGCCTGTGGCATTTTTCTCTTTCAGCTTCAAACCAGTTTTCTCTTCACCGATTTCTTCAAAGGTAGTTTTATTTTTACCCTGCCATAGATCCTCCCAGCCTTGTTTTATACCGCCACCAAAATCCTTTGCCTTATCCCAGACTTTTCCGACCCAGCCAAACGCTTTTTCAAACGCTTTAGAAATATCATTGGCTACCCCAACAATTGGATCTTTTACATGTTCATTAAACCAATCAGAAATATCGGTCCAGTATTTGATCACTTTATTTTTTGCCATCCAAAAATGACCGTAGATTTGGATAGCTGCTATAATAAGATTTTTAATGATCGGATCCCATACGTTCTCAGTGAACCATTTCGAAACAGTGTCCCACGTTTCCTTGATCCAATTCCATGCTTGGACAAGCCCATTCCAGATATCTGTTGCGGTCTGAATCGCAGGCTCCAAAATCGGATCCCAAACATTTTCAACGAACCAAGTTGAAACGGTTTCCCACGTTTCAGAAATCCAATTCCACGCCTGAACGAACCAATTCCACACATCTAATGCAAATTGAACAACGTGGGATAATACTGGATCCCAAACATTTTCGACAAACCAAGTTGAGACGGTTTCCCACGTTTCAGAAATCCAGTTCCATGCCTGAACGAGCCAGTTCCACACGTCTATTGCGAATTGAACAACATGGGACAATATTGGGTCCCAAACATACTCCATGAACCATGATGAAGCAATTCCCCATACCAACTGAATGGAATACCAGGCTACCGCAAAGAAGCCTACGACATTGTTTATAATTCTTACTCCAATATTGTATATAGGCGTCCAAACGTTATCTTGAAACCACGTCTTTACAGTTTTCCAAGTGTCTTGGATCCATGACCACGCTTGTTCTAACCAGCCCCAGACTTGAATAGCAAAATCGACGACAGGTTTCAGAAAAGGATTCCAAACATTTTCTTCGAACCACGTTGTGACGGTTGACCACGTATTCTTAATCCAGGTGAGCGCATCATCAAACGTTTTAGAGACAGGGTCGGATACATTTTCCTCAAACCAATCAGACACCTTTTCCCAGGTCTTTTGAATGTTGGCCCAAGCTTCTGACGATTTTTTCACAATGGTATCCCATGCTTTCATGATGCCGCCATCATCAATCCACTTTCCAATGGATTGTCCAAAGTCTGAACCGCCAATGCCGCCGGCGACACCACCAATAACACCACCGACTGCGGTTCCGACTCCTGGTGCAATTAAGGTTCCAACGGCAGCCCCTGCACTTGCTCCTGCAGCTGATCCTGCCAAGCCGCCACCAAAACCGCCTAATTTTTCACCAGCATTGTCTTTATTCATGCCAATGAGTTCGGTCGCAGCAAGCGCGGTTCCTAAGATCGGAACGCGTTTACCGACTGATTTGGCCCCTTTTCCTGCTCTGCTCCAGAACCCGCCACCTCTCGTTTGATTTGGATTTGACGGAGAAACCCTTTCACCTTGACCAAACCAAGGGTTGCGATATTCCGGTCCTCGACGGCCTCCGCCAGCTCTTTTATTCTTACCACCTGGGGTGAGAGGGCCTCCTGTTCTTCCACCGGAACCCGGTCTGTTTTTTAGCCACTTGTAGCCTGCGAAAACACCAGAAATAAGCTTTCCAACTGGCTTGAGAAGACGTCCCACCTTACCGATAAAGGCTAAAGCGAACGCATCAGCAAGAAGGGCACCACCAACAGAACCTTGACCGGTGACCGCATCCCAATTTAATTTTGCGAGCTTCTTCGCAATCCGCATCGACAGCTCAACCGGATCCAAGGCATCCACAAAGCTGACAACAAATGTCCGGCCGGCTTTTGTTCCGGCATTGACGAATCCATTTTCGGATGATTTATCATCAATTCCAAGCAAACCATTGATAACCCCATTAATGATGCCGCCGTAAGTGCTGCCGAGATTACCAGCCATTTTAATTAAGCCGGGTTCTCCCGTCTTTTTCCACCATTCTCCGAAAACATCCTTCGTATTGTCGAGAACAATATGCCAGCGGGTTTCAAAATCCATATCCCTGTATTTTTGCAGCTGTTCAAACCGTTTTTTCAGTTCAGGATCTTCTTTAAATTTCAGTTCGAACTCTTTCTTTTGTTTTTTTGTGAGCTCTCCTGGAAAAAGGATTTTGAACTGTTCACCGATGAAGCCAAATACATTTTTCGTCGGATTCAAGAAGCTTTCCGCAAAGGCCTTTCCTGCCTTCTGAGCTTTATTTGTAAGGTCTGTCAATACAAAAGAGTATTCCCCTCGCCATTCTCTAAACGCTTCAAGAGCCGGCTGAAACGCCTCCGCCAGCCCTTTTCCCCATGGCATGAGAATGGAGTTATTGATAAATGACTTAACCCCTAAAAATAAGTTTGCGAGGTTGTCAGACATCTTGACCATCATGTCATTGTATTTGCTGAATTCTTTTGTGACCTGTGGCCAAGTTTTAGAAATGTCCTGTCCGCTCTCTGCTAATTTCTCAAGTTTGCCGCGGGCCTCCCCTGAGATCGCCCCCATTTCTTGCAGGGCTGCCGTCGCATCCCCGATCGGACGGCCAGACTTGATCCCGTCATAGAGACGTCCCATCCAAAGAGCGACTTCCGAGAATGGCCGCTGCACACCTGCAGCAACGTCCCCGACAAGCTTCATTCCTTCTGCAGTTGAAAGGGAGTTTCCTGTAAAAACCTGCAGCACCCGGCTTGATTCAAAGATTTCATCCCGGGTAAATGGAGTTTGACCAGCGAATGTTGTTAATTCGTCCAGCCTTTGATTGGCTTTAGCTTGGCTCCCAAGTAGGGTTTCAAATGCAGTCGTCATATTCTGACGATCGGCGACCATCTTCAATGGAACAACAACCCCTCCGGTTGCCCCAGCTCCTAAACCGAGAATTCCGAGTGTTGAAGTTGCCGCGGAAGCGATCGCCTTCAAAGGCTTAGTTGCAAGGTCTAACACTTTGACAGTGGCGGTCCATGTCCGGTTCAAGTGTTGGTTCGCAAAAGACGTAACCCGACGGGCAGGTGCTGTAAACCGATCAATTGCTTGAATACTTGATTTGTAGTATTCCGGAATTTCACGCCTGGCACTTGAGACAATTCGATTTACGGTTTTCGTCACCATATCTACCGCCCGAACTGTCACATGATAACCTTTTCCCAGCTGATCTTTGGCATACCTGGAAATACGGCGAATGACGGCTGTCGCTCGATCATTTGCCTCAATGAGGATTCTGCGAGGACCAGATAAGTGACGATCCAAATAACGTCTCAGGCGCTGGATCTGCGGTGTTGCCCGGTCTACCGCTTTCATCATGATTTCATGGGTACGCGGCATCCGCCGCGCGATAAACCGATTCATTTTTTGCATGGATTGGGTAGCCAAATCTTTCACAGAAAGGACAAGCTGATGAGACTTGCCGATATCCCGAAGGATGAACATATGAATTCTTTTCAATGTTTGGCTGGCCCTATCTCTTACCCGAATGACAAAAGGACGCTGTTCAGTCCTTTGTCTGAGTCTATCAATACGAACCATCTCACCCCGAATCGCACGTAGACGGGAGGTCATGCGATCCTGCAGATCAAAGCGTGCAGTTAATTTGGCCATAATCTATTTACCTCCCTTCTTTGCCTCTTTCTCTAAAACTTCAAGCTTGTGACCGATAAGCCCAAATAAAAATGCCTTAAAATGTCGAGGCGCTTCATAGACTTCTAATAGTTGGGATGGAGAATAATGAAGCTCATGCATGCAGTAATACAAATACACGGCCTCCTTATTCCCATCCTTGATTAGTTTTTTACAGCGGCTTCTAAATCTTCTGGATCGTCTTCAAAGCCGTTGATTTCGATTGCTTTGTTGAGCCAGTTCGCGTATTCACCGCCGACAGACAGCACGCGCTTGGCGACTTCTACTGGATCAGGCGTTTTATATGCCTCTCGCAACTCTTTTGAACGGAAATCCGGGTAAACAGTAGACTCAACCGCAATTCGGGCATAGAAACGTTGAGTGTCGAGGTCTTTCACGCGACCCCGGCCTTTCACATTTTTATAAGTTGTGTTCTCTTTTTCTAACTCATCGATGCGCTCTGTCGTGATGGCTTTGAACACAAAAGGAATGACGTTCCCCTCTTTATCTTTAAAACGCTTTGAGATAGGCACCTTTACTTCTTCAGCTTCCTCTGTTTGCCCTGGCATAAAGAAGGAAAGATCATACACTTTTTCGTTTTGTTTTTCGCTCATGTTTATTAGCTCCTTTTCATTTTGTCTTTAGGCAATAAAAAAACACTCTCGGTGTATGAGAGTGTTATGGTAAAATATTCTTTGTGCAAAGTTTTCGGCTCACTCAAGGGAAGTTGGCTCATCCCCTATGGAAGGGGGTGATGCTTATGACAACATACGAAACAATCTCATTAATGATTGCTTTTGGCATGTTAATTGCCGTGTTGTCTAAAAAAGAAAAATAGACTTCCCTTGAGCCCGCAAAGTTCGTAGGGAAAGTCTATTTACAAAAAGACACTTTGAGCCAGCCCCTTGAGGGGCCACTTTGTACACCTGACTCGACTGTTGCCCGCAGTCGGGTCTTTTTTAGTATATGCATTTTCTAAAGAAGTAATACCTCAATCATGTTGTAGTCATTTCATAGTCTTATACTATAATATAGCATATTTTATACCTAAAAGCGTATTTTTGAAAACAAAATTGCCCCAAAAGTTCTCTTTAAGCAAACAAATTAGAAATTTTCATTCAGCTTCTCAGGCAAATCAAAGTCCTCAAAAGTGAACGGCACTTCCTCCTCAAGCGCCTCTGAGTCTACATCGAGCCCCGCGATTTTGGCGGAGTCAAAGTTCACATCAAACAGTGTGACTCGTTCTGTTCCGCGGCCGGAAGACTGGTCATCGAGAACGGCTTGCAATGTGAAATACGGATCTTCTCCCTTTTTCACATAGTTCAGCATGAGCTGCACAAACCTTGAAGTAACTTTGTAGAACGTGGCTGTTCCTGTTCCATTTGCTCCCGTTGTCTTATGCCCTGTCATACGGCGGCCCATGACATTGACCTCTGCTTTATTTTTCTCCACGTTTGCTTCAAATGTTTTAATAAAGGCCAGTTCTTCCCCATCCAAAAACAGACGGCCCTCTTTTCCTGAAATCGTGTTTTGAGCTTTAAAAGCCATCTTACTTCACCTCCACATTGAAGTAGAATTTTTCAGCTGCGTCAACCGGCTGAACGGCCAAGTCAATTAAGAATCCGTCACGGTCCTCATTCAGCTTGATGGTCAGATCATTTTCTGAATCAAAGCCTATAATTCCGTCTCCGTCTTCAAGTGTCGTCAGGTATTGAATGATGAGCGTTTTGACATACTGGAGACCGTCATCAGAAGCCGGGATGTCACTGCCGGTTCCTTTCCTAGATTTAATGAGCGCTTTAAGTTCCCGCGTAAGATCGTTGTTGATCGCATCCAGAACCCGGATGATTTTGTTTTTTGAGAACTTCTTATTTTTCTCGGCAGTAAAGGTCGTGAGAGAATTAATATCCTTTTCAACGCTGACAGATTTATCGCGGGCGTCAAACGTGAATAAAAACTCTCCGTTGTTCAGCTTCTCAATGACTGTGTCATCGTCAAGGCGGTTCAGGACATCCACCGCACCTTCGTATTCAACAAAGGTCAAGGATTGATTGAAAGAAGCCCCTGCACTTGCACCGGCAACCCATGCTGTAGCTTGATGTGGCGGAATCTCTGTACCGTCTTCCAACAGCACACCTTCTGTCACATTGATAATGCCTTCATAATCCCCTTTATAGCCGGAAAGAACACCTTGAACCTTGCGCCCCTGCTTATCGCGTAAACGTTGAATAAAGGATACGAATGTGGCTTTTAGCTGCTCACTGTTTTTCACCGGTAATGCGATGGTATCGAAGTATTCTGTTTCGGCTGCCTCCAAGAAGTCCATATAGTCTTCATTCGATACACTTTTGTCTGTGCCGCCAGACAACCGGACTCCGGCAGAAGTGTTTAATTTTCCTTCTTCCTTGTCACCTTCAGCCCCTGAAAGCGGAATGGTAATGGTCAGTTCTCCTTTTCCAGTGAAAGTGACGTATTGGTTTGACTTGAGTTCCTCTGCCTTAGAAACCGTTTGTTTATCGACTTCAGACTGATTAAAGAATGTAGTAACATCATATTTTGAAGAATCCAGGACATTCTCGCTGACTTGAATAATAATGTCATTGCCCTTTGTGCCGCCATAATTGGCCGTAGCCTTTACACCTTCACCAATATCACCCGTAGCCCGGTTTCCTTCATTCAGGCGATATAAGAGAACAGTCTGCGCTTTTTTCTTGGCTTCTCTGAAAAGGAGGAGGGTTGGGTCATCAATTGGCAGACCGACTTTCTTATTCAGGTCCTCAATGCTTGAAATTGAAATGAACTTTTTCGCTTCTCCCCAGCTTGTTTTAACAGGTACAGCCGCAATCCCACGCTCACCAAGAGAAACACGTTCCTGGGCTGTCGTTTTAAAATTAAAATAAATGCCGGCACGTTCCTTTTCCTTGCCGGGCGTAAATGTTCCGCCATTCATTTAGTTAGCCTCCTTCCGAAGAAATTCGCGAATGCGTTTCTTCGCCTCTGTTTTTGTCACTTGCTTCTGATCTAAACCAAAAAGAGCACCGTCCAGAACTTCAGGTTTAACCCCAAATAGCTCTTTACTGTGCTCCCGTAAGTCTTGAATATGAAAAAGAGATTCAGGGCGGCGCGTGGCAGTCAGTTCCTCAACCTCTTCATTTTTCGCTTTCTTTGTATCCACTTATTTCACCCCGCTTGTAAAATCGAAATCTTGCAGAGACGGCTTTTCATCTCTTTTGTACCAATATCGGCTGTTCCATTGAACAACCAATACAGCAACTCCTTTATCAGATATTCGTGATTCTATCCGATTGATTCGCAAGGATTCTCCCGTCTCCGTTCCTTCAGTATCAACAAGAGGAATCGTGCTGCGCCTTTCCCGTACAGCCTCAGCGATCTTCTCAGCTTCATCGTGGGCCTGTTGTGAATCCTTGTGAAACAGCTTCACATTGAGGCTGTACGTTTTCATATACGTTGACACTGTGTCATTCCCATCCGCTACGGAAGGCGGCGGGAAATAGAGAGACGGGGTTTTAATTTGAATAGGAATCTCCCGGTCATATATTTGGACGGGAAATACTCGATAAAAGAAGTTCATAATGGACCCAACTTCATCGTTCAAGCCTTCACCACCTTTAGAATTCATCCAGCCATTCCTGAAGCTTGCGGTCTAAACTTTTTTCAAACATTCGCTCAAAGATCGCCAGGGCATTGTCCCAGAACCCGGATCCGTCGATCCATTGAAACTTCAGCAGCATTCCGGTTTCCGCAGCGGGATCATATTCAAAGCGGTCACCTTTCCATCGCCCAGGAACCCACCGGCGGTCGAGATTCTTTGATGGATCAATTGTAAAGTGCCCGTCGTTTACAAAAGAAGCATATTCCAAGTTGGTCCCTACATCCAATGTCAGATTGCCGGCTGTCGTAGAGAAAATATTGTCTTCGTCACCCTTCTCAAAGGAGTTTAACAGGCGCCGCGTTTCGACGGTTTCAGTTTTCATAATTTCATCTTGCATAATATCCAAAAACTCATAACCCATCGCCTCAAGCCAAAGCTCATATTGACTTTGAAGCCCTCCGTCAATTGCTTCATCGAGGGCCTGAATAAATTCATCCAAGCCGTCAATTCTCATAGATCGTCCCTCCTGACTGCTGTCACTTCAATGTGATGATTTTTAATTTTTCTTGGCTTCTGCAGCTTATAAGAAGTTCCTTCCCAAATCACTTTGTCATTCAGTCGAATATCCGCTGAGGCTGGGAAATGAACCAGAAAAGATTGAACGATCAATGTATTTGGCTCTTGTTGCACAACAGATTGATTTTTCTCCGTAAAGTAACAAGCTTGATCCAAAATATCCGGTTCATCGGGATAAGAGAATTCTGGCTGGCCATCCTGAACTGGAACACCATACCGGGATTCCGCCTGCTGTCCCTCTTTTAGATGGTAGATGTCACAGCGGTGTGTTAAGAGCCGGCTGTAGCTCATAACGCCCTCACCCTAAGGAGAACAGATCCTTTACCATCAGGTGGGACATTTGGATCCTCAACAAAATCTTTTAATAGATTTGCGACATCTGGCTTTTGAATGGTCTGACCATCTCCAAGCGTATAGGAATAGTCTCCGATTTTTTCAGATTTATAGCCCTTGACGATAGATTCATCAGAATTAATCAAAGCGAAATATTGCGCCAGCTTTAATAAGGCCAGCTTGACCTTTTCTGGCAGCGGCTGATATTTCTCACCAGAGAAATCATGGCCGACGATGCTTTGAATTTCGGTTTCTGCCTCCAAAATATCGTGCTGAAGCAGGTCCTCAGGCCGAGACTTTACCGCTTCGAAAACAGAATAAGCAATCACTTCCTCAGGAGTGATCAGCATGCCGCGTCACTCCCCTTGTTTCTGCAGGATGAAAGCAATCCTTTCATCTGCGTTTTTGAACGCAGCAGGATCGCCGCCAAGATCAGAGATAATGTCCTCTTGTCCCGCCTTCGTCATGCCTCGCAATTCTGATTCTGTGTATGTTTTTGAAGCAGAGGACGTCGCTGATGTTTTAGCGGCCGTTTCCTCTTCCTTCGATTCGCCGCTGTCTTCTGCGCCATCATCCTTGGACTTGCCATCAGTCTCGGGGTCTTCTTTCTCTTCTTTTTCTTTGATCAATTTGCAATCAAACTGTTCATTGTCTTTAAGATAGAGATACACCGATTTCTTGACGTCTCGCTCTGCACCCAGGGTAAAAACATAGTCCATGACATCGTAAGTTTTCCCTTTGATCAGCTGCGCTTTATAGGTATCTGCCATACGTCTTCACCTACTCTTTGACCTTGATGATTTTGGCTACCGCGTCCTCTTCCTCAAACACACTATCCAGTTTTGCAGTCAAAACAATAATGAATTTTCGGCGGCGGATATCTTTATCGACTTCAATTCGGATATTACGGGAGAAGCCGAGCACGATGTTTTTCGGATGAGTCAAAATGACGTCTGATACATCGATCGCTTTTTCTCCTTCGCCGGTGGAATATGGTTGCATGTTTGCAATTCCCTTGATCGGCACACCAAAAGCGGAAGAAAGCCCGCCTTGAACAGCAGCATCCCCTAAGTTGGTTTGACGATCGGCCACCTTATCCTTCCATTCCACTTCAATGCCTGGTGAAGTATAGAAACGGAATTCCTGCGGCACGCGCAAATATTTAGGCGGTACAGCCTTATAACCCCGTTTGAAAATTTGCCGTGACAACTCTCCCCCCGCAGCATCCACAATGTGAGATTGGGCTTGCTTACGAATTCCATCAATTTGTGCAAGGAATGAATCATCTGATTTTGAATCCCCGTTAATGATCAATTCCTCGATATCCACTGCCGCACGCTCAGCCAGCATCTGCATGATGGTGTTTTGCAGGCCATCTTTTTCGATGTTGTTTTCGAGAGTGTCATACGTGATGTGGACTTCTGCGATGACTTCTTTCGCATTCAGCTCGACCGTGCTGGTCACCGGTGCGGTTAATTGGTCTTTCGCCAATGCTTTACCTTCATCAGCCGCTCTTAAAATCCGCTGGCCAAAACCGATCTTCTCAAATTTCTGTGTATCATGGTCCATCTGAATGACGCGGGCATCATTTAAAATTGTTGGCGTATCTTGCACCATACGGATAAACGTTGACGCTTGAGTTGGGTTCATCAGCCCGCCGCTTTTCAGTGATGCGAGCGTCATTTCTGCCTTATTGATAATCTCCTGGTTTTTCATCGTATTCCTCCTTTAAAGTAAGCCGTCCCAAACGGACTTTTTCACTTCTTCTTTGTCTGATTCTTGATCAGATCCCGCTTGTTTTGAAATACCGCGGCTCTTTTCAACAGCTTCCAGCCGGTCTTGAATAGGTGAGAGCTTTTGTTCAAGCAGCACATCCATTTGTTTGATGACGGACTCTTCTTGTTTTTCATCCTCTCCGTCGCCCTCTGCAGATTCCGCTTCCTTTTCAATTTCATCAAGTCGCTTGGTGATCGGATTTAATTTGTCATCAAGCAATTTCTCAATATCCTCTTTTTTCAACTCGTCTTCCTCCTCTTCGACTTCTGCCTGACTCAACAAATTGCCAAGTGCAGTATGAGCGCTTTTAATTTCCTGTAGGTTAGCAGCCGAGAATTTACGGCCAGCCTTTTGGAGTTCTTCTGGCTTTGGCCCGATCGCCTTCTGAATATCATCAGCAATCAATATCTCCTGGGCGATATTCACAAAGTCTTGCAAGGCTTCTCTGATTTTTTCAGGATCGGTTTCCATCTCCTCATTAGGAGAACGCCAATTAAACAGAACTGAGTTCAACGCATCTTGAGCTGCCCAAAATTCGCGGCCGCTCCGTCCGTAGTTAAATCGATCCTGAACTTCTCCCTTTGAAAAGAAGTTTTTCAGCAAATTAAAAAGCCCTTTCTCTTCATTGGCAGAAGGAGAAAAAAGCTTCTCTTTTTGTTTTTCGATTGTTTCGGCGGTCCCGGCCATTGAATAACCGGTAATATCGCCTTTTTTGATCTGTTCCCAGACCTCATCCGAAGCTTTTGTGACAAGCACCCATGATCCCTTTTTTATGACTTCACCATTGATCTCAAAGTCCGCCGGCGCGACATAGGATTCCACCACTTCACCGACGCCGCCTTGAAAATCATGTTGCTTATCAATCTCCCTGGCATCCTTCAGGAATCCATGGGCAGCTTTTTCAATTTCATCAGCGGTCATGAAGTCACCGTGTGCGTCGAGCATATCTGGTTCATATACGATTCCGTATACAAGCTTTTTTTCATCTTCCGCTTTTGTCAGGACCTTGATTTCTTTCTGAAAGTCCGGCTGTTTTTCTGATTTCATAAAAAAGAACTGCTTTTGATTAGCAGCCTTGTCTACGTATGAAACGTGTGTGATCTTTGCATTCACCAATTCTCGTGGCAAGTTGTTCACCTCCTTTCAAAAATAAAAAGACCTTCATGATTGAAGATCCTTAACAAGTGTCTCTGATAACTCTGATCTCATTCGTTCAAGTGCATCCACACAGAGTTTATAATAATCCCTTACTTTATTTGCAAATTCAACTTTATCTATATCCTTGTTTGTACTTTTATCTTCTGCTAATTGAAAAATTTCAAATAAAGCTTTTATAGCATTGACGGTTGGTTTTGAAACCTTTTTGTTCTCGTACAACACATCCATCACATGTAAACTATCGCCCTCAAAACTTAAATCAGTTTTTTCAGAAATAAAGTCTACAATTTTTCCAAAATCTGTAGCAAATAAATTCCATGTGTTTGTTATAGATTTTGTTGGATCTGGTAGCGGGTCCATCATCATGAATTCTAATTCTTTATAGTCCTTGCTCATTGTTATCCCGGGAATATCTATAAGATTTTTATTTTCCATGTAACCCCTTATAGGTGCCTCGTTTAAATTGTCTTTTGCTGTTTCTATTTTAGCCCCAACAGTGAGCGAAAAACTACCTCCTCCCCCCGATAGAGTGAATTTTCTATTTTTCAAAATATCAAGTATCCCTTTTCTAAAAGCAAATGCAACGATTACTATGGCCAACGGCCACGAGGTAATTGCACTGGTAATAAATTTTGAATTTAAAATAGATGTTATAAATTCTGCGTAAGAACTAAAAATAGATGAGATAAACTCTGCAATTTTCGACCAGTTAACCTTTTCCCAATTAATGTTTGTCAAAAACATATAATACCCCCACAATATACTGAGGACATTATACTACTTTATTCCATACTTGCTAAGGCTTCTCTACGAATCTCTTCTTTTTCCTTGGCTGACAATCCTAAAATGTTGTTATCAACCACAGGTGATAAAGTACAATGACAATTGACTCGCTCTTTTGCCGACAACTTTGAATCTCTCGGATGCATACAGGTTTCAACACTGCCTGGAATCGTGAACTCTTCGTCTACACCAACAACAGTTCCATCGAGAGCTATATGATTTTCACGAGGATTGTTTTTCTTTCCTCCGCTGTGCCTCCACTTTTTCGCGATGACAACCGGCGATTGAGAATATGCCTCCTGCTGCGCCGCAGAGGAAGCCGCAAGCACTTCAGTTATGGCTGTTGTCCGCGCTCGCGATCTATCAAACTGCGGCAAGTTCCGGAGAGTCAATTCAATGTCCTGAATAGAAGAACCGTTCTCAATGGCTTCTGTCAGTACGTTTTCTACCGCTTCATGGGTATTTAATTTCATGATTTCGGCCAGCTCTTCAGACCAGCCTTTGATCCAATTAGTTGAACGACTCGAAAGAGCTTTAAACCGGACTTCCGGATCCAATGAATCCATGATGACAGAAGCCAGCTCCTCGATGGTCTGCTGCAGGAAACCTTCTGTCAGCTCCTGAAATTGTTCCTCGAAGTCGTCCCCCGCAAATAGATTCTGCGTAAAATACACCAGAATGGCTTCTAACGTCTCTTTTGAGTCTTTGCTTACAAAATCATTCAGATCACTTAAAAACCTCTTACGCTGGCGTCTGAGCAATCTGGCGACCTTTTTTTCATATCCCTGAACATAACCGGGTATTTTAGAAAGGCCGGGGAAATCAGGTATAACCTCCACGAGTGATTTTTCATCATCTTCCTCGGCTTTTTGAATAAAGGCGTTCAGACTGTTTAAAAGCTGATCGGTCTTATTCATTTTGCTTCAGCTCCTCAAGGACATCCCTCATATCCTTCAACAACATAATCAAATCCTCTGAACGATTTTCTTTTGATTTTTGAAAAAGAGTCTGCAGCGGATCAGAAGAATTGTTTTGAGCTTTCCCAAGCGGCCGGCTGTACTCATCTTCTGGCCATTCTTCAAGTGTCTTACCTAACACCCGCCCGGCCAGATCCCGAAGATCGTTGGGAGATACAGCACCGGCATTAATAAAAGGCCCTAACACTTTGGCAATCTCCATCGGATCACGGAAGTCTGGACCTTTTAAAGTAAGCTGAGCATGATAAATATTCAAATCAGACAGAAACAAATTATTCAGTTTGCCGGTTATGATCTTCCTTTCCGGCTGAAAGACTTGTTCTTCTGTAATTTTTCGAGCGGTGTCCGCGGTCGCTTTGTTATACTCATGTGCTTCCCCTGTATACAGCGGCGGAAGGCGGAAGGCAGAACGCAGCTTACTTCTGCTTTTCTCGTCATATTCAAGGAATAGGGCGTCTTGCTGCAGAATTTCGCCCAGGGACTTAATATCAACTTTGACGGAGGAAACATCCTCTTCCCCGGTAATGCCCTTTTCAGTTGGTATTCCCTCTACTTCAAGCAGGAGGAATTTATGAGCGTTTTCTGTTCCTTCAAGGTCATTCATGTACTCCTGAAGCTGTTGATAAGAGGATTCAGAAAGCATCCCGTTTTCCACCGTGATGGCTGCCGGGATATGCCTGCCTTGCTTAAAGTACATGTAATTCAGTTCTTCCGCTTTTCTGGCCCCGTATAGATTTACGATATGCCCAATCCAACGGGGAACACCATAAGCACCGCTGCCGAGCTTGAAGTGAATGACTTCGTTAGCTTGAAGCTCCTCTGGAGTGTTGTCTTCGTATTTTCCAGTCCGAAAATTCATAATCCGCGGATCCCCGTATTCCTTGAAGAATACCTGTTTTCCATCAACCATCTGAACGTACTTCCTGAATCTTTTCTTCCGCTTCATCGTTTTGATTTCATCGTGCTCCCGAAATGTGAATTCTACTTCGATAGGCTCCGTATAGTGGCACACCCTCATGTTTTTAACGTCCAGATATTCAACTCCCGCTGGTTTCCCAGCCCCGTTGCGGAGGACTTCTAGAAATCCGTTTCCGGTTTTCTCCCGGTCTTCTATAGCATACCCGACAACAATTTCGGCCGATTCGTCAAAATGAAGGTAGCGGATAAATTCCTCAAGCCGTGTCCAGTCATTCTCCGCAGCCTGCTTTTTTTCAGACTGTACATCATCCCCATTGATATCAAAGGTGTATTCCACATCAAAGCCGAAGCCGAGAATATTCGTTTTGTAGGCATGAATACATTGCTGCAGGATCGTCGAGTATTCTGCGATGCTTTTCAGTTCCTTCAAATTGTAAGGAGGAGCAATGATGTCATTTTCTTGATAGGTGAACTGATCTTCATAAATCTGTTTGGTCGTTTCGCTCGGCGCATTCGCTTTGAACACGGTAGCTTTCACAGATTGTTGAGCCATGCTTTACCTCCTCTCTCTATTTGGCCGCGGCCGGATTTTCGGTTTCTCCTTCAGATCGGTGACTTCGTAATCATCGAGGGCATACCAGATGGCTGAAAGAGTGTGGGGATCGATCTTGAATTCATCTTCAATGATGTTACCCAGCTTGTCCTTTTTATAGGTCAGCGGCTTGAGTTCAAAAATGGTGTTCCTGCATTGGCCGGAACAAATGATCTTTTTAAACCGCTTGATCTTTTTCGTATACTGTAGGCGTGAACCTTGGAACTTGCGAGCCCCCACCATATTGAAACCCTGCTGCCGAAAATACTGAATCGTTTTAGGCTCCACTGAATCAGCTTTGATCAGCTCCTGGGTGTTCTTAAATTCTTGGAGCTCCTCTGCTGTCCTGTCATCCGTCATTCCTCTTTTGTAATACTCCCAGTAGACATAGAGATATTTTTTCTTATGGTCCACCGCAAGTCGGACAACAGCGTTATAGGATTCTTCAAAACCAAAGTCCATGCCTACCCGCTTGATGGGACGGTC